CTTCATACTTATAAGTATTCTGAAGACATCTTCAAGAAAGTGACTGTAGTGACTGATGGTAAGAACCATGGTTTGTTGTTCCTCCTTGACTGGTCTGGATCAATGCAACATGATATTCTTGCAGCAGTAAAGCAAGTCTTAAACATGACTGCTTTCTGCAAGAAAGTTCAAATCCCTTTTGAAGTCTATGCGTTTACCAATGACTACTATCCTGTTCGCCGTGCAAATGGTCGGGTAGTTGATAACCACAATGATGATGAATATTTTGAGAGCAGGGGTTGTGAAGAGAACAAAGTCTTTTTGCACAAGGACCAGTTCCATCTGATGAACTTTGTGTCTTCTCGTTCTAACTCCAAAGATTATGAACGGATGTGCTACAACTTGTTCCGCGAAGCATATGCTTACGTTCAATACGTCTCGTATCAAACTACCCCTGGTATCGGTCTGTCTGGCACTCCTCTTAATGAAGCTGTTGTCATGCTGAACTACATCATTCCTCAATTTAAAAAGCAGAATGATCTTCAGAAAGTTAACGTGTGTATCTTGACTGATGGTGAATCTTGCATGAGCACTTATGGTCGTAAGTATTATAGTGAATACAAAGATGAGTATTATATTCGTCCTCGTCGCACTGAAAATTGCATTCTCCGTGATCGCAAAACAGGAATCACTTACAGCAAGACCGAATACTATGGTGTATCCACTAACAACTTTATCCAGCAAGTTCGAGATCGTAACCCTGGTGTAAATGTTCTTGGTTTTCGTATCGGTAGCGCATCACAACTGTCTAACTTTGTTTCTGTTTATGGCAACAGCATGAAGTATGCTGATGTACAAAAGCAGTGGAAGAAAGAGAAGTCTGCGATCATTCCTGATCCCAAATCATTCACGGCTCTTTATGCACTATCAAATAATTCTTTGTCTGCTGACACTGAATTTGAAGTTGAATCTGGTGCCAAGAAAGCAGAGATCACGCGAGCATTCAAGAAGATGCTTGCTAGCAAGTCCACAAACAAGAAACTGCTCAACTCCTTCATCCAGTATGTCGCTTGACAGACTGTCCACTCGGGGGTGGTATCACCACCCTCTTGCCCTATAATTACTTCATACGCAACCAACCAATGCCCGCTCGTTCTGAACTGACCACTACTCAACTCACCTCTTATCTGTCCGAAACTTATGGTAACGACATCAATGCTGATGCTGTTCGTTCTGCTGCAGATCACTTTGGAGTTACGTATCCGACTGCGGTAAAGCGTCTGCGTGATTTCTATGTCCGCCGTGGCACTTGGAACCTGACTGTTCAGGAGAAACTTGAGCAGACCTATAATGCTCCTGCGGCTGTTCCTGTTACCGAGCGGGAAGAACAGAACCTCGTTCCTCTCAAGGACGACACTTATGTCCCGTTCGGGAACTTTGCTGACGTAAAGAAGATCATCAAATCTGGTCTCTTCTACCCGACTTTTATCACTGGTCTGTCTGGTAACGGTAAGACTTTCTCTGTGGAGCAAGCGTGTGCCCAACTGGATCGTGAACTGATTCGTGTCAACATTACTATTGAAACTGATGAAGACGATCTTATTGGTGGCTTTCGCCTTGTGGATGGGGCAACTGTTTGGCATAACGGACCTGTCGTGGAAGCACTCGAACGAGGTGCAATCCTGCTACTCGATGAAGTTGACCTTGCTTCCAACAAAATTCTATGCCTCCAGTCCATCCTTGAAGGTAAAGGTGTGTTTCTGAAAAAGACTGGTCGCTATGTGCAACCCGCTTCTGGATTCAACATCATTGCTACTGCCAACACCAAGGGCAAAGGTTCTGATGACGGACGTTTCATCGGCACCAACGTCCTCAACGAAGCATTCCTTGAGCGTTTTGCTTTGACCTTCGAGCAGGAGTATCCTACCCCTGCTGTTGAAACCAAGATTCTTGAGAAACTTGCTGAACAACTGGGTTGCCAAGATGATGAGTTCTGTGCTAAACTTGCTACCTGGGCAGAAGTTATTCGTAAGACTTTTAATGATGGTGGTATTGATGAAGTCATCTCTACCCGCCGCCTAACCCACATTGTCCGTGCTTTCTCGATCTTCGGTAAGCGCATGAAGGCAATCGAAGTCTGTGTCAATCGTTTCGATGACGAGACCAAGACTTCCTTTATTGAACTCTACGACAAAATCGATGAGAACGCTAATGAAGAAGCAACAGCTTGAATTCCACGGATACATCGGTCACCTAGCCCGTCTCAAAGACGGGCAGACCGTTAAAATTCTTGGTGGACAAAACCTCGTTCTATTCGTCAGAAAGATTGACGGTTCCATCATTGAATGCTACCATAATGACATTGACTTTATCTGGGATAAATGACTTTCAAATACAATGAAGACGCTCTACTCCAAGAGCTACGTGACTATATTTCTGGAACCTATAATCAACATTACTCTGCTGGCAATGACAGTATTCAAACGTTAGACTTGATCGAAGCATGTGGTGATGCAGAGGCATTTTGCCGAAGCAACATCCTCAAGTATGCTTCTCGATATGATAAGAAGGGCACCGCTCGTCGGGACATCATCAAGATCCTGCACTATGGGTTGCTTCTTCTTCACTTCTCTGACAAAACCAACGTTACTGAACACTACAACCAATGAGCACAGTGATCCTTTCTAAACAAACTCGCGACATTCTCAAGAACTTTTGCACAATCAATAGTTCTATCCTTATTCGGGAAGGCACTGTACTCAAGACCATTAGTGTTGGTCAGAATGCTATTGCTGAATATAAAAGCGAAGAAGCTTTCCCTCAAACTTTTGGTATCTATGATTTGAACCAGTTTCTTGCAGGACTGTCTCTCTTTGATGACGCTGCATTGCAGTTCGACAATGAAAATTATGTTACTATTCGTGGTAACGGTCGTTCAGCAAAGTATTATTTCTCAAACCCAGAGATTACTTTGAGTTCTGCACCAGAAACTACGGTTAAGTTTCCTGGAACTGACTTTAGCTTTGTGGTTAAGTATGAAGATCTAGTTGCACTTCAGAAAGCATCTGCAGTTTATGATTTGCCAGATCTGGCATTCCGAGCTTCTTCTGATGGTACAATCAATCTTGATCTGTGCGACAAAGAGAATGATACTGGCAATGTATACAGTCAAACTGTGAGTGGTGAAAGCACTGGTGAGTTTGATCTTTCTATGAAAGTTGAGAACCTTCGTCTGCACCCAGGAAACTATAAAGTAAATGTTGCTTCTGGTGGTATTACCGAGTGGATTCATCAGAGCATTGAATTGAAATACTATATTGCACTTGAACCTTGATGAACGGAAAAGAATGTGGTGGATGTACTTTGTGCTGCCGTGGAACCTTAACAGTTAAGATCAACGAACATAAAGTATATCCAGAGCATCCTTGTCCTCACGTTATGGAACATGGTTGTGGTATCTATGAAGATCTATCGCGACCTCCAATATGTGATAGCTATGGATGTGCTTGGTTAAAAGAGTGGACTTTGCCAGAATGGATGCGACCAGATAAGGTTGGATTCTTGATGACAGAAAAAAGAAAATTTGTCACTCTTACTGCCGACTTTAATAGTAAAATTGATGGAGCCGCACTACTCTTCGCTATTGAGTGGTGTAAACAAAAGAAAAAAACTATGTTCTATACCGTAAAGTCTCATGGACTTGGCGAGTATTTTCGTGGTAGTATTATGAATCATCCAGAGTCTGTGTTTAAGCATGGATCTATGGATGAAATTTTTGAGCCTGTAGAATTACTTAATGATGAATAAAAAATTCCTTTGGGTCGAAGAGTATCGACCTCGCAAACTGCAGGACTGTATTCTGCCCAAGAATATCAAGGAATCTTTTCAGGCATTCCTAGAACAAGGTGAGATTCCTAACCTACTGCTAGCAGGAACTGCTGGTGTCGGTAAGACTACCGTAGCCAGGGCAGTCTGTGAGGAGATAGGTGCTTCCTATATCGTCATCAACGGGTCCGACGAGGGTCGTTTCCTAGACACGGTGCGGAACAAGGTAAAGCAGTTCGCTAGCACCGTCTCTCTCGCCTCTGGAGCGCCCCACAAGGTCGTTATCATTGATGAGGCAGACAACACCACCAACGACGTGCAACTGTCCTTGAGGGCGGCTGTGGAGGAGTTTCACAGCAACTGTCGTTTCATCTTCACTTGTAACTTCCCAAACAAGATCATCGAACCGCTGCATTCTCGCTGCACGGTGGTGGACTTTCGTGTTAAGAACGAAGCCAAGATGGAGCTTCAGGGTCAGTTCTTTGTGCGTCTTAAACAGATCCTAAAGGAGAATGAGGTTGAGTGTGAGGACAAGATTCTTGTCAAGTTGATTCAACGTTACTATCCTGACTGGCGTCGTCTGATAAATGAGTGTCAGCGTCATGCTGCTACTGGAAAGATCGATACATCTATCTTGGTTGACATTGCTGATGTGTCAGTCAATGATCTAGTCAGGTCTATGAAGAACAAAGAGTTCACCACGGTTCGTAAGTGGGTTGTGGAAAACATTGACAATGATCCCAACATTGTCATCCGTAAAATCTATGACTGTTTGTATGAAAACCTCAAAGGCGCATCTATTCCAGAGGCTGTTCTGATCCTAGCAAAGTATCAGTATCAGATTTCTTTTGTTGCTGACCAAGAGATCAATCTACTGGCATGTTTAACCGAAGTCATGATGAGTTGTGAGTTTAAGTAATAACTATAAGGTTCTTCGTAGATTCCTGGATCCGCAGGAAGCACAGGATTTGGGAAAAGAATATATTGACTACTGTGAAAAGTATGTTGAAGTAAACGAAGATGGCAATCGCCAAAACTTTGGATACATTTCTTTCCTAGAACTGTTGGTGGCGAAGACACCAGAAGTAAATTGGATACTTGGTGAAAAAGTATTGCCTACATACTGCTATGGTAGGGTGTATTACAATGGCAATATTCTCAAGCCACATGTAGACAGATTGGAAAGTGAAATAGCAATCACGGTTCATCTATCATCTGATGAACCATGGGATATATGGGTAAAAGATCCAAGTGGAAATAAAAATTACGTTACCTTGACATATGGTGACGCAATGATATACAATGGTATGACGGCAGAACATGGTCGCGATCCCTTCAATGGTCAGTATCATGCTAACGCATTCCTATTTTACAATAGAAGTAGGGGACAGTATTCTGTTCCGTGGAAACAACACTTAAGGAAAATAAATGAACACTAAACTTGTGCGCTTTCGTTCTGGTGAGGACGTAATTTGCGATCTCATTAACGAAACTGATACTGAAATTACTATTGGGAATGCTCTAGTAGCAGTTCCTCAAGGTCAAGGACAATTGGGATTTGCTCCGTGGTCTCCTCTAGCCAAGGAAGATATTGAATTCACTGTTCCACGCGACTATACAGTCTATATGGTAGAACCAAATCCTAGTATTGTGGAGCAATATGAAGGCATCTTCTCTACTCTGATTACACCTAAAAAACAACTTGTTCTCTGATGAAAGTACCTACTCAAGAAGAACTTATTCACCTTAAGATTCAGGCAGCAATGCGTGAGAACAGCTTTCCCGAAGATCAAATGAAGTATCTTGGTGAAAGGGCTGGTCATCATTGGTACTTGGTTGCTGGTGAATATGAAGTTCCTGCTAGTGACATCGAAGAATTTGAATTTTCTGGAGAAGTCGATGAAGAAGACCACACCTGAAAACGTGAAAGAATCAAACGAAGGATTGTTTCATGCTACAATGAACTTACCTACTGCAGCTGCACATTGTGGCATGACGCAAAAAGAAATGAAAATGACCTTCTGGGAATACCTCAAATATCATGACCCAAACTTTAAAATCACTGAAGACACCACTCCGCTACCCAGGGGGGAAAAGCAGAGCACTGGCAAACCTGTTCCGATTCCTCCCAGACCTTTCCCAGGCAACGGAGTATCGTGAGCCTTTTCTTGGTGGTGGTAGCGTAGCAATTGAAGTGACTAAAAGGTATCCTAAATTGGATATCTGGGTCAACGATTTATATGAACCTCTCTACAACTTCTGGTGTGAGTTGAGAGATCATGGGAAAGAGATGCGTGACCAACTTGTTCAACTTAAGTATCGTCATTGCGACCCTTCATCAGCAGAAGTATTGTTTAAGCAATCAAAGGACTATCTAAATGGAACACAAGATAATCAATCCAATTTATCTCGTGCTGTTGCTTTTTACGTTATTAACAAGTGCTCTTTTTCTGGTCTCACTGAATCCTCATCTTTCTCAAAGCAGGCTTCAGAGAGCAATTTCTCAATGCGAGGCATTGATAGACTCCCAGACTTCTCGTTGATGATTAAGAATTGGAAAATTACCAACCTATCTTATGAAGAGCTACTTACCGACGATCGAGACACCTTCACTTACCTCGACCCGCCCTATGATATTAAATCTAACCTATACGGAAGGCGAGGTAGTATGCACAAGTGCTTCGATCATGACACCTTTGCTGCTGATTGTGACCGTTTTATTGGTCCTCAATGCATATCTTACAACTCGTCTAATCTTGTTAAAGAAAGGTTCGAAGGGTGGACAGTAGCAGAATTTGCACACACTTACACCATGCGCTCCGTGGGGAGTTATAATATAGATCAAGCGTCTCGCAAGGAACTCATCCTTACTAACTATGAAATGTGAAGTTAAACTCTACGTTGCAGGTCATGTCTTCACTGAAGAGGTGATTGCTCGCAACTATCAAGAAGCCAGGGAGGTTGCCCTGGCACGTAATCCTAATGCCAAAGTTCTTGGTGTGACTGCTGTATTTAAATAATGGAACTAAAGGACTATCTTTATAGTATTAATCAATCAAAAAAGAATCTACTTGATGGTAATGAGGATGCTGTAAGAAAGTATCCTCCTTTTATTATCAACAAATGTCTGTCTGGATTTACCGATAGCATTCTCTTCGCTAACGAGATGAACAAGTATCATCAGTTAGATAAGAAGATGCAATATGACTTTTACATAAATAGTTTGAAGCCTAGAAAGCGTTTTACGCCGTGGGTGAGAAAAGAAACTCTTGAGCATCTTGAATTGGTGAAGCAATATTATGGTTATAGCCATAACAAAGCCGTCGCCGCATTGAGGATTCTCACGAATTCTGAACTAGATGAGATTAAAAAACTATTAGATACAGGCGGACAAAGATGACAACTGAAATTGAAGTACAGTGGCAACCCGCTGATATGGTGGAAGTGAGTTTGTCCGAACCAGATGACTTTCTAAAGGTTCGTGAGACACTCACCCGTATCGGAGTTGCTTCCCGTAAAGAACGTAAA